ATTTTTCGTGAGGTTCCGGGCGAGCCACATATGGCATTAGTAACATATACTGAAACACTAAATCAACACATCCATGATCCATTGATAAGATGTATTGAAAGTGATATTGGACAAACTGCACAAGAGTTAGCAGATGCATTAAACCGCACTCTAACACATGACGGTAGACCAATTCTACAGTTACTACACATGGAAGGTTTACTAAAAAAGGTTAATACTGAGTTAGTAGTTGTTACACCAAATAGCAATACTAAAATTAAATTAAGTGAACTTAATAAAGTATTAAACGAAATGGCACAAGGTGAACAAGCCGTTAAGCGTATGGCTGAACTAGATCAAAGCCGTGGCCTACAAGATCCAGCTGATGTTGCAAGACGTTTACGCGGCGATCCTCAGACAAAAGACGCAAAAGTAATGCCATCACAAGGTGCATTAGGTGACACTGACCTAGCAAATAATTTTAGACAACAGGCTGCTAAAATGTCAGCAGAGGCAAAAGGTTTGTTAGCAGAGGCTGATAGATTAATAAAAGAAGCTAATATAATGGAAGGTGTTAAAGCTGAACCAGTAGCTACTAAAGCAAAAAGAACAACTACGAAAAAAACTAAAGTTAGTGTATAATGTCACCTGAATTTATCGAAAAGTGGGAACACATACTTGAAGATGTTGAGAAGAATAAAATTCCTGTACAGTTTATTAAAAAACTAATTATTAAACTTGAAGGTAAACGTCAGCAAACAATCAACATTGAAAAGTTTTTAGCCCAAGGGCTAGATCCTGAACAAATTGAAGATGCAGTTAGTAGAAAATTACACGAACTAGACCACATAATAGTTAGTGTAGAGTTCATGCTAAACGTTCAGTCAATTGCAGAAACAGTACAACCAGAAACAGATAAACTTTTAGGAAAATTATGAAATTAATTATTGCCTGTGATCCTAAAGGAGGAATAGGTCATAATGGTAAATTGCCCTGGAGTAACATTCAGGGCGATTTGCCAAGATTTAAAAATTTGACGCAAGGTCAAATTATTGTTATGGGTCGCAATACGTGGGATAGTCTTCCAAAAAAACCTTTACCTAATAGGTTCAATGTTGTAGTTACTAGTAAGTCTATAGATAATACAACTACAATCAATGATATATCATTGCAGTTTTATAGTGAGTATCCAAATGCTTGGATAATAGGTGGAGCCCAACTAGTAAATACTAGTTGGTGGGCAGTAGATGAAGTACACTTAACTAGGACATTTGCCGAATATACTTGTGATACTCATATTGATTTGCTAAAATTACAGAATGAATTTGTCTGTTGGTTTAAAGAGGATCATACTGACCATTCTTATGAAATTTGGAAAAGAAAATGAAACAATACCACGAATTACTAGAAGATATATTACAAAACGGAGAACGGAAAGATGATAGAACTGGTGTTGGTACCTATAGTGTTTTTGGCCGTAGTGTGCGCTTTGATTTGCGTACAGGATTCCCTGCCATCACAACTAAGAAACTTGCTTGGAAAGCTGTCTGTGGCGAGTTATTATGGTTTATTGAAGGTTCGGGAGATGAGCGTAGGCTCGCAGAACTCACACACGGAAATAAAGACGGTACTGTTACGATCTGGACGCCCAATGCGCTTGCTCCGTACTGGAAGCCTAAAGCGAAATTCGAAGGTGACTTGGGTCGTGTCTATGGAGTACAATGGCGGCATTGGAAGACGCCAGTCGAACATAAACAAGAAACGTTTAAAGATGACTTCGGCAGCATTTACCACAGGCAGGGGTACGTACACTTTAAGGAAACGGACCAACTTAAAAACTTACTTGAAGGGTTACAGAAAGACCCGAATGGTCGCAGACATATAATCAATGCATGGAATGCAGGTGAAATAGACCAGATGGCGTTGCCTCCTTGTCATGTAATGTCACAATTTTATGTTAACAAAAACAAAGAATTAAGTTGTCATATGTATCAACGTAGTGTTGATGTGTTCTTGGGGCTACCTTTCAACATTGCAAGTTATGCGTTGTTAACTCATTTGATTGCTAAACATTGTGCTTATAAAGTAGGTGAGTTGATTATCTCAATGGGAGATACTCATATCTATGAAAATCATGTTGAGCAAGTTAAAGAACAATTAACAAGAACTGAATACCCATTGCCTACATTAATGCTAACACACGATAAGACAAACATTTTTGATTTTACTATGGAAGACATTCACTTAGAAGGATACCAATCTCATGGCCAACTTAAAGCAATCATGGCAGTATGAGGACATAATTCACCTACCTACATATGATAGTGATGGTATAGTGAAGTTATGTGAAATAGATAATAACAAGTTGACTAATGAATTGAAGCCTTACTTAGAAACAATGAGTAAGGACAAAAAACAAATTGGGCTAAGATGGGCACACGATTTTGAAGGATTGGGTGATTTAAGAGATACTGATTATAATCCTATGGGATATAAAACAAGTGATTTCAGACATTGGCAACCAAATACTTCTTACTTACAAGAAGTTTGTGATATAATAAGAATTAGATTCTATGGACGTGTGCGACTATTGTTATTAGAACCACATGCATGTTATACATTACATGCAGATCCTGATAGATGTAGAGTGCATATACCTTTAGTTACTAACAAAGACGCATTATTTTTTGTTAACGGTAAAATGTGGCATATGGAAGTTGGACATGCATATTTAATGCAGGTGTCTAATCTCCACACTGCCTTAAATGCCGGACTTGAGGATAGAGTGCATATTGTTTTTGATAAATGTGATTATTTGGTAAATTAATATGAGTGATACAACATGGCCAGACGATTTAGATAGTAAATCTATTTCTATTATATGTCATACTATAAAAATGGGTGATGTAGAAGATCCTGATTTGTTTGTTGCTCTACCGATACATGAATGGCAACAAACAGAAGCAGGTAAATGGATTATGAAAAATTCTGCTCCAACTCCAAGTTGGCATCGTCACATAGATTACAACACGTACGGTCACACATATCAAATAAGAGCATATCTTACACCAAAACAATTAACATATTATAAGTTGAAATTCGAATGAACATTTTAGTAACAGGTGGTCTCGGCCTTATCGGACATCATGTAGTTAACAAACTAGAAAAACTAGGTCATTTAGTATCAGTTGTTGATAACAAAACAAACTATGGAATCATCCCACAAGAAGAAATTGACTATCTCATGGGTGAACGATTGCAAGCAGTATACAAAAACGGTGTATTCATCTATAATGATGATATTACTGATGCCAAACGAATGAATCACATTTTCAATGTTGAACAACCTGAGATTGTGATTCACATGGCAAGTTTCCCTAGACAAAAAGTTGTCAATGCAAATCCTGCATGGGGAAGTCGTGTTATGAGCGAAGGCTTATTGAATTTATTAGAATGTAGTAAGAATTACGATGTTAGAAAATTCACCTACATTTCAAGTTCAATGGTCTATGGAGATTTTGAAGACCAAGTTACAGAAGATGCCATCTGTAGCCCGCAAGGACAATATGGCATTATGAAGTTAGCAGGAGAATGGCTTGTCAAAGATTATACTCGCCGTGACAATTTGGTTCACACTATTATACGCCCCAGTGCTGTATATGGTCCACTTGACGTGGAAGACCGTGTCATCAGCAAATTCTTACTCACCGCAATGCGAGGGGGAATCCTTAAAGTCAATGGTGCGGGAGAAACACTTGACTTCACCTTTGTCGAAGATGCCGCAGACGGAATCGTTGCCGCAAGTCTCTCAGACAATACAGAAAATAAGACCTACAATATAACAAAGTCACATAGCCGTAGTCTATTAGATGCGGCCAATCTTGCAGTTAAGATTGTAGGCAAAGGTACTATTGAATGTAAAGACAAAGATGCTGACTTCCCTAGTCGTGGTGCATTAAACATTGATGCCGCACGTAGAGACTTTGGTTTTGACCCTAAAGTAGATGTTGAGGAAGGATTCGAAAAGTATTATGAATGGCTTGCAAATTCCCCATTTTGGTCTCAAAAGACAGTTTAAGAATCTTAAAGATGAATTGTTACAAGCCACAATTGATTCGTTAAAAGACGGTCAATTGGTCGGTGGACATTTTACTCGGTCATTTGAAGAATGGCTCAAACATCGTTGTGGTACAAAGTATGCTGTTACTGTTCATTCAGGCACACAAGCACTTGAAATTATTGCAAGATACAAAAAGCAAATACACCATAACACTATGGTTGGTAATCCTAAAATACGCATCCCCAACTTAACATACCCCGCTACATTAAATGCATTTGTAACTGCGGGATGGGATATAGAACTTGCTGATACTGACAAATATGGTATATTGAAGTTTGAAAAGATAGGGACAGCGGGTGTTTATGATTGCTTAGTAGGCTTGTATGGTATGCAACCGTGGGATTTTGCAAGAATAGAAACCTCATATGGCATCATAGTAGACGGGGCACAACACTGGCTAGAATGTCACGGGCAAGTAGGATCGGGTATGGCAATTAGTTTTGACCCTACAAAGAATTTAAATGCTAGTGGTAATGGTGGGGCAATAGCAACGAATGATGAACATTTATATCTGTATGCTTGCAAGTATAAAGATAACTTTAAGCCTTATTTTGAATCAGAGGGCACTAACTCAAAAATGAGTGAACTAGACTGTGCTCATTTATTAGTAAGAGCAAAGTATATTACTGAGTGGCAAGAGCGTAGAAAGAAAATAAGTAATTACTGGAACGAAAGTTTTAAACAGTTACCCATCAATTGCTTGTCTGATACTACTATTCCACATGCACACCAAAAATACGTAATATATTGTTCGGATAGAAACAGTTTACATACACACTTAATACTTAACGGAATACAGACTAAAATAAGTTATGAGTATGTATTAGGGGATTTGCCGTCAACAAAAGAACTAGAAAAACCTGACTTGCTCAGTACTAGTGTTATGCTAAGTAGAGGTGTATTGGGTCTTCCAATTTATCCAGAATTAACTGATTCAGAAATAGAGTACACAAAAGACAAGGTCATTGAGTTCTTTAACCCTGCATAAATATATGAATGTGGATATTATCAATTTTACCCGATTGGGCATTTCATGCAATTTTTGTTGTTGGTTTACTAGGGACAATCACAGGATTTGTTCTAGGTATGATTCCTATAGTACAGCGATATATCATTCCTATTAGAGTTTTAAGTATACTAATATTATTAGTTGGTACTTGGTTAGAAGGTGGATTATCAGACAGCAAAGAGTGGCAACTAAGAGTCAAAGAAATGGAAACAAAGGTTGCTGAAGCAGAAGCAAAGGCTGCTATAGAAAACACAAAAATTGTGGAAAAAGTAGTTAAAAAGACAGAATACATAACCCGTCGTGGTCAAGACATTGTTCAATATGTAGACCGTGAAGTAGTAAAATATGATACTAAATTTGCACCCGGCGGAATCTGTGAAATACCTAAAGAATTTATTGTAGCACACAATAAAGCGGCGGAGCCAGTAAAATGATTGAAGATAAAGAACAACACCATAGAAGCACTTTACTAGTAATGACAATAGCACTATTGTTCATGTTAGCTATGTGCACCGGATGTTCAACGACTGTTCCCGTTGTAGCTAAATTTCCTTCTGTACCTGAAAGATTAATGGTAAAATGTCCTAATCTACAGATGTTAAAAGACTCACCTCAATTAAGTGATGTAGCTAAAACTATCACTATTAATTATTCAACCTACTATGAATGTGCTGTCAAAAATGATGCTTGGATTGAATGGTACAACGTTCAAAAGAACATTTTTGAAGGTCTAGTAAAGTAATTTTTCCAGATAAATACAAAATAGTCAGGAATTTATTATGTCACAACAAGTTATTAATATTGGTGCAGTAGCAAACGACGGAGAAGGTGATCCGTTACGTGTAGCTTTTCAGAAAATCAATAATAATTTTACACAACTGTTCACAGCTGGTTTCGAAACATATCAAAGCACAACGTTTGATAATGCCCCGGACCAAGTTATATTTGAAATTCCTGCTAACTTGTTTACACAAGGAACTTTTCAAATAAATTCAGCGAACCCTGAAAATAACAATAGTCAGAACATTGTTTTAGTAGCAGGTATATATAATGACGGTACTGATGTGGGTTGGACAGGTCGTAACACAATTGTCAATAATAATGCAGTAGTCTCAGGATATGACATTGAGATAGATCCAGACTCTGGTAACTTGCAAGTGTTAGTCACTCCCATACCTGACGCAACACTAAATCATTTAATTTCTGCTCAAGTGCAGGTATCAGACTTCCTATTAGGCACGCCGTTGGGAATAGAACAAGGCAATGTTGCGTTGTCTACGGAAAACAGTTTAATACTTACAACGGAAAATTAATGAGAGCAAAAGAATTTATTACTGAACAACGTGCGGCATTGTCTGTCGATATTGCTAGAGCCTTGCCCGGTACTTATACTATTCCAGGATTACCTAATAACGACTTCTATAAACAATATCGTTTTGGCGTAGCATTGGCTGGTGCTAGAGGACAACTAGAAAGACAACAGGATAGCATTCCACCTTATAATTTTGAAAAAGAAACGCCGTGGGGAGAGAATTTAATTATCTCAGCATATATGGATGGTGGTGTTGATAAAGATATTGACTATGCTATGCGTGAGACAGGTGTTGAAGGTGGTAAAAGACTAATTAGTACTATGAAAAGCGAAGAAGCGGTTGATG